TCAGCCCTCGATTTCTGCCACGATCTGGTCAATGGCGGCTCGCAGTTCATTCTCCCGTGCTACGATTTGTGCAATTTCAGCGTTCAGCTTTACAATGTCGATCTTCTCACGGGTGTCCTTAGCCTCCACATAAGTGGAAACCGACAGGTTATAGTCATTTTCCTGCACCTCGGAATACTCCGCCAGATGGGAGAAGTGTGCTTCTTCTGCCCGCTGTGCAAAGGTGTCCACTATTTTGTTAATGTTCTCCGGGGTGAGTTTGTTGTTGTTCGTCACCTTGACGCACTCGGAAGAAGCATCAATGAACAGCACCTTATTGTCCGTTTTACCCTTTTTCAGCACCATGATGCAGGTGGCAATACTGGTACCAAAGAACAGGTTGCTCGGCAGCTGAATGATGCAGTCAATGAAGTTGTTGTCCACCAGATATTTGCGGATCTTCTGCTCTGCGCCGCCACGGTACATGATGCCGGGGAAACAGACGATTGCTGCCGTACCGTTGGAAGCCAGCCATGCCAACGAATGCATGATAAACGCCAAGTCCGCTTTGCTCTTCGGAGCCAGCACACCTGCCGGAGCAAAGCGAGGGTCATTGATGAGCAGCGGATTCTCGTCACCGGCCCACTTGATGGAGTACGGCGGATTCGATACGATCAGCTCAAAAGGTTCATCATCCCAGTGCTGCGGATTGGTCAGCGTGTCCTCACAGGCAATGTCGAATTTGTCAAATTCAATGTCGTGCAGGAACATATTGATGCGGCACAGGTTGTACGTTGTGATGTTGATTTCTTGTCCAAAGAAACCATTGCGCACGGCATCCCGTCCCAGCACCTTTTCTGCCTTCAGCAGCAGCGAACCGGAACCACAGGCCGGGTCATATACCTTGTTGATTTCCTTCTTGCCTACGGTACCCAGCCGGGTCAGCAGCTCCGAAACATCAGCAGGCGTAAAGAACTCGCCACCGGACTTGCCTGCATTGCTGGCGTACATGGTCATCAGGTATTCGTAGGCATCGCCAAAGGCATCAATGTCATGCTCTTTCACATCGCCAAGGTTCATATCTGCCACGCCGTTCAGCAGTTTCACGAGCTTCTCATTGCGCTTGGCAACGGTCGCACCCAGCTTATTGCTGTTGACATCGTAATCATCAAACAGCCCTGCAAACTGTCCCTCAGAGGAGCTGCCCTTTGCGGATTCCTCAATGTGCCGGAACACCGTTTCCAACGTTTCGTTGAGGTTTTCATCGCTGGCCGCTTTTGCCCGCACATTGCAGAACAGCTCACTGGGCAGGATGAAGAACCCTTTTTCCTGTACCAGTCCTTCCCGTGCCTGCTCTGCCTCTGCATCAGACATATCTTCATAGCGGAAATCCGGGTTGCCTGCATCAATTTCGCCCTGATTGATATAGCTGGCGATGTTCTCCGAAATATAACGGTAGAACATCGTACCGAGAACGTAGCTCTTAAAATCCCATCCGTCCACTGCGCCGCGCAGATCATCCGCAATCGCCCAGATTGCACGGTGCAGCTCTTCGCGTTCCTGCTCTTTTTTGGTGTCTACCATTTTTATTTCCTCCATCAAATGCGGATTTCCGCATTGTTTTCTTTCATTTTAACATAGTAAATGTACCACTATTGGTACACCATGGTGTTTTTCCCAAAAAGGATATACTTTCCCTTTATACTATCCTAGTAAAGCGTACCACAGCTTTTCCGTGATTGCAAGCCGATAAAAATTTCTATTGCTTTTTTCAGCGAGATAGTGTACACTTTTTTCAATCTCGTCCACTATCTGCATCTCAGACGGTGTTTCGTATTAGTAAGCATCTACGATTTTGGAGGGAAACAAATGAAAGTGAAAAAGACCAAGCTGCCTGAAAACCTGTATCACTACACCAGCCTTATCAAATATCGGATGATTTCGGCCACTGGGAAATTAGTGCTGACGCCTTCCAACCTAAAGTACGATGGTGCAACTTTCCATCAGGAGCCGCTGTACTTCAATGGGCATGAAATTGGCATCAAAGCCGTTGACAAATATGAAAACTATCATCCTGTCGTCTGGCTGACTGCCAATGACCATGCCGGTGCAAAAAACACCGGTCTGTCCAACGACAAAATCATGTGCCGCATTACCATCAAGACCAATGGTAAAATCTGGCGATATCTGCCTTGGCGCACTTTCTGCGACAAGTATAACGCTGACCGCAGCGTTGCCTCAACCCTCAAACAAACCGCTAATGACTACCTGAACTGGTATGTCTGTGAATCTGAGATTCCAGTTGCGGACTTTGCAAAGGTCGAGTTTCTGGCTGAAGATGGCACCTACAAAGACGAGAAAGACATTCCCGGATTTGCTCTGACGGATATTGCCCCGGAACTTTTTGAGTAAAATATCACTTATATGTACAGACCCCCGCCAACATCCGCTGGCGGGGGTCTGCTATGCTTACAGCTCTACACTGTTCTGTCTGCTCTTCTTCTGGCTCCTATCTGTGGTCTGCTCCTGCTCCCTCATAAACCCAATGACCTGCTGCATCTTTTCGGCACCGAAATAGTTCCATACTCGCCTGAAATCACGTTTCATCGCATAGAGCTGCAAATTCTCAGCTTTTACCTGTTCCAGCTGCTGGCTCAAATGGCGGGTAGCTTTCTTCTCGTCCTGATAGAAATACTGGTACTTATCCCTCTCGTTCTTAACCTCCCAGTACTTCCGATGGAGGGCAAAGAGTACCTTCACCAACTTCTGGATCAGCGGCATGGCCTTCTTCTCCCGATAGCTCTTGGCGGTCTCAAATGTGGCTGCTTCTGGCACCCATTCTTCTGGCCGCTGGGAGTATTGCGCTGACAGGTTTTCCAAACCTTCCATAATGGGAGCCAGCTTGTTCAGCTTCTGGCTCTGCTTCTGGTAGGTCAGCTCTGCTTTCTGTACCCGCTGTTCAGCGGCTTCTACGGCTGTCTGCGCTGTTTCCAGCTGTTCCTGCATTTCGGTCAGGTCGGTCTGGCACTCCTGCTTGGCAGCTTCCAGAGCCGCTACCTCTTTACTACGCTCCTGCTTTTTGAAGTCCAGCACAGACAGGTGCTCTTCGTGGGTGCCTTTCTGTTCCCACTCGATGCCGTGCCGCTCCATCACGGCGGCAAGCTGCTCTTTCTCGGCGTTGATCCACTGGTTCAGCTCGGATTCCCGTTTAGAACCGCCTGCAAAGCCCAAGGCTTTCAGCGCCTGCTTCAGGGACACCTTGGTGTCCAGTCCTTTGCCTTTCCAGCCGGACACATACGGCACGAAGTCGATGTGCAGATGGGGCGTAGCTTCATCCATGTGGAGGAAAGCCCCGAACACCCGCAGTGTCGGGTTCCGCTCTTGGAAGCCCTGCATATACTCGTCCAGCAGTTCCTTTGCCAGTGCGCCATTCTCGGTCAGGACACCCATATCATCTTTGTTGCCGATCTGGACGATCAGCTCATGGAAAAGCTTTTCCTGCTTGCCTGTCCGCAGGTGCTCATAGTAGTCGGTGATACAGCGGTCCTTGCGCTTCTGCTTGGCATTGTAACGCTTCACTGCCTCGTCAAACAGTTCGTGGTACACCTTCTGAATCGGCTCATCCCGGTACACGACATTCAGGCTGCTGCGCTTCGGGTCAACGTTTTCAGCGGTGAAACTTCTCCGGTTATGGTTGAGGGAGCCGGGACCCCGCATTGCGGAAATGGTTCTTTTCAATCGCACGTCCTTTCTCTGTGGAAGTAACTGGTGCCGGACACGGCAAAGGCTTTGTTACTTTCGTCGAAAGTAACGCAAAAGCACTTTTGACAGACGTTCCGTCCATCAAAAGATGCCTTTGCGCCCTGCCGGGGGCTTCCGTCTGCGGACGGGGTTTCGCTGTACCTCGCCGCTGCCCGGTCCAACACCACCTTCCTGCGTGATTGCATTCACAGGAGCGTGACACGCTCCTGTACTTTGCCAATAGAGGGACTCACCAGCGGAAGCTTTCTGGCACGCCTCGTCTGTCCAGATACTCCTGCCGAGCCTGCTCCCGCTGTTCCTCGGTGGGTGCTGTCTTGTACTGGGCATACAGCTCATGCCGCAGCATCGCATCCAATTTTTGCTCCAGACCCTGCTCAATGACCTCTTCGTACTCATTTTCGCCGCTCAAATGATAATGCAGCAAGGCGACGAAAAGTTCCTGCGAAATCTGCACATTTTTCATCATTATCACCATCCCGTGTCGGTTGTGTCGATTGTGACGGTATTTTACATAGTAGCAAAAATACCGTCACAACCGTCACGAATCGTCACGTCCCAGAATTTTCCAGCGTTAATTTGACCACTCTGCCCTCATGGGTGCGCTTGCTTTCGTACCGAATTCCATAATCGTTGTAGAGCCTGTCGGCACTCACGTTCAGCTTCCGGGTCAGGATGTTTGCCTGTATGCTCACACCCGGCAGACGTTCCAGCAGCTCCGTGGGCGTACCGCTCCACTCTGGCTGTTCCGGGGTGAGCATCTTTGCCACCGCTTCCAGAAGCGGGTCGGGCGGCAGCTTCCAAAGTTCCGTTTCGGCTCCTTGGAACTCCCAGACACAGCGTTCTCGGTTGAACTCCAATGTCAGCTCCTGATCCGGCTGGTCACGCCCCACGATGTCCAGTAGTGCGGTGTTGTCCGTGCGCCGCTTCTTCTGCATGATGAATGCGCCATCCGCTGCACCCAACAGACCGTTGGTGCCGGAGATCATATCAAAGCTGTCCTCGGCTTCCATCTTCCGGGTGTGATGAACCACCAGCAGGCAGATGCCGTACCTGTCGCTGAAAGTTTTCAGTTTGGTCACGATCTCGTAGTCGCTGGCGTAGCTGTATCGGTCACCGCCGATCTCCCGCACCTTCTGCAGGGTGTCGATGATGATGAGCCGTACATCCGGGTGCTCCCGGATGAATCCTTCCAACTGCTGGTCAAGTCCCTCGCTCACGGACTTAGCTTGCGTTGCGAAGTAGAGATTGCTGGTCTCCTCTACCCCGAACATCCGGGAAAGCCGCCGCTGCAGCCGGGCGTAATCATCCTCCAACGCCAGATAGAGGACGGTGCCTTGATGCACCTCGTACTCCCACAACGGAAGCCCCATCGCCACATGGTAGGCGAGCTGCCCCATGAAGAAGGACTTGCCCACCTTGGGTGCTCCTACAAAGAGGTAGGTGCCACTGTACAGCAGGTCGTTCACGATGGGCTTCCGGGGTGGATACACCGTGTCGTACAGCTCGGTCATTGATACCGTGTTCAGTCCGAAATTGTTTGACTTTTTCGCGGCTTGCAGATTGATTTGCTTGCCCGAATTTGTTATAATATTGGTGGTAATTTTATCAGACGACTGTACCGCATCTGCGCCAACAGATGCACCCGGTACGGTCGTTTTTCTATTGTCCGTCATTCGCATTCCTCCTTAAGTCCGTTCAACGTCAGGGCTACCATTTGCAAGGTCTCCAGCAAGTCCGGCGGGACTTCTTCATCCACGGCCAGCCGCTGTAATTCCTGATAGATCAGCTCCATCTGGCCTCGTAGGGCTTTGTAGACCCTTGGGTTGCCTACCACGGTGATTTCCCGGTCGGTCAAGCGGCGGATGATATACTCCTGTTTGGTCAGCCCGGAGAGCTTTACTTTGGCTTCCAGAACCTCGTCCTCTTCCGGGGACATTCGGAAGGCTACCACCTTGTTCCGCCAGCGGCCTTGCTGGTCGAGCACTCGTTCCATCTTCATCCTTCCTTTCGTTCCATGTCCAGCTTCTGCGCCATCTCCTGCTGCTTTGAGGGAAAGAGGTGGGCGTACTTATAGGTGATGTCCACGCTCTCATGCCCCACCCGGTCTGCGATTTCCAGAGCCGAGAAACCCATCTCGATCAACAGTGATACATGGGAATGCCGCAGGTCGTGGATTCGTATCCGCTTCACCCCGGCTTCCTTGGCTCCCCTGTCCATCTCGTGGTGCAGGTAGCTCTTGGTCACCTCAAAGATCCGCTGGTCTGGCTGGACTTTGTAGAGGGATTTCAGATAGTCTCTGATCTCGTCCGTCAGAAACTGCGGCATCTGGATGACACGGACGCTCTTGGGTGTTTTCGGGTCGGTGATCACATCCCGGCCTTTCAGCCTTTGATAGGATTTGGTGATGGAGAGCAGCCCCTTGTCCAAGTCGAAGTCTGCCGGAGTCAGAGCCAGCAGCTCGCCCTCCCGGATGCCACACCAGTAGAGAACTTCAAAGGCGTAGTAGGACTGCGGCTTGTCCATCATGACTTCTGCGAATTTGAGGTACTCTTCCTTTGTCCAGAAAAGCATTTCCTTGTGCTTTTCTGACCCCATGCACCCGGCTGTGGCTGCTGCGTTTGATTTCAGCCCGTAGAACCGGACGGCGTGATTCAGAATGGCACTGAGTTGTCCATGCAGCGTCTTGAGGTAGGTCGGCGAGTAGGCCTTGCCGTTTTTGTCCCGGTAGTTCAGCATCTCGTTCTGCCATGCGATCACATCCCGTGGCTTTATCTCGCTGAGCCGTTTTTCTTTGAAATACGGTAAGATTTTCGTTCGGATGATGTGCTCTTTGGTAGACCAGGTGTTTTCCCGGAGCCGCTTTTTCTTGTCCGTGATATAAATTTCCACAAAGGCTTCAAAGGTCATGGTCAGGTCTGCTGCCTGCTGAAGAAGGAACTCCCGATCCCACGCCAGAGCGTCCTTCTTGGTGGCAAACCCCCGTTTCAGCTTCTTCTGCTTCACACCTTGCCAGTTCTCGAAGTAGAAGGAAGCGTACCATGTGCCCTGTTTGCTGTCCTTGTAGGCTGGCATCCTATCACTCCTCCCCTGCCCCGTAGATTTTCTCCTGATAGTACCTCCTATTTTTCTGTGCTATACTAGGTTCAACAAATATGTTTAAGTCAGGAGGCAATCGCATGGCAGTCGGTGACCGCATCAAACGTGCCCGTAACCTCCGAGGTATGACCCAGAAAGAACTGGGCATTGCCATCGGGTTTGAGGAGAAAAGCGCAGACATCCGCATCGCACAATACGAAAGCAACACCCGCACTCCTAAAGAAGAGCTGCTCCGCAAGATTGCGGAGGTGCTGGACGTGAACTACCGTTCCCTCTATGAGCCGACCCTGTACGCCGCAGAGGATGTGATGTACACTCTGTTCGAGCTGGACGAGCACTATCCCGGCACCCGGCTCTATGAGGTCACAGACACCACCGACCCGGATTTCCCGGAAAAGCACATGGCAGTCAGTTTCCGGTATCGTCTGCTGGATGATTTCTTAAAGGAGTGGCAGCTCCGTAAGAAGCAACTCCGGGTGGGCGAGATCACCAAGGAAGAGTATCTGGAATGGAAGCTCAACTGGCCACAGACCGCCGACGGCTGCGGCCGGTACGAGCCGAAGAAAAAGTGGCGTAAAGAATAAAAGACACAAAAATGCCCTCTGAAAAACTTACCGTTTCTCAGAGGGCATTTTCATGTCTCTCTTTATGAATAATCGTCTGATAGTATCAAAGCAGTATCAGAGCACCTTTTGGCTCTCAAAATATCGCATTGTATCAATACTTTTCAGGTTTTGCAGATTACTCGAGCTCGATTCCGGAAAGTTGGTTTTTGGTTATATCAAGTCCATTTTCCCGGCTTCGGCGTGCAAAAATTGCACTATTTCCATTGTGTGTTTTTGAGTGCACGATAGATTGCTGTCAATTTGATGTCATAAGGATTTAGCTATCTATCAAATGATTTGTTCATGTGTTAGATACATTATTATAATACACCCATTTACAGGGAAGGTCAATGGCATAGAAAAAGGGGGCAGCTTTACGCTGTCCCCTCTCTCACTCGCCGTCTTTCCTTTGGTCTGCCACAGGCTTCTCAAAGCCAGTTCGGTTTCGCACCCGCGGTTCAGGATTTGGCTCCCGAACCAATATCTCAGTTGGGCTACAGTCTAGTGCTTCGCAAATGAGGTCCAAGTGATTCAGATTCATTCGTTCGGCGATTTCGTTGTAGTAATCGCTGATTGTAGTGGGGCGAATACCCGTGGCGCGTGCCAGATCTGCTTGTGTCCATTTCAGCTCGCCTAGCCTCTTGGACAGTAAAATTCTAATCATATTCTCGCTCGCTCCTTACAATAAAAGATAACTTTTTCCACTGGAAAAGTCAGGAAAATGTTAGATTATCACGAATCTTGTTATTTTTTATCGTAAAAAAGCAAAAAAACACCCCCGTTACCCACTTTGACTTATAGTCTGATGGGTAACGGGGGTGTAATCATTTGCTCCGAGTATTCAGGTCGGCAAGCTGGCGTTGGTCGGATTCCCTATATCGCTCATCCACACCTTCCAGATGTGCAAGGCTTCTTTTCAACTCTCCATTCCAATAAATCTGACCCGTTTCGGTCTCCATTCGCTCAATGCCGGCACAAATGCAGGATAGCAGGTCAAATGTAGCCTTTCGGCTATCCATCTGCAAAATATACCGTTCTCGGCGCTGTTCATCGTCCTTTTCGCGTTTCTTTGCAGCACGATCGGCAGCTCCCTTGATAAGGATTTGATTCACGGCAAAGCTAATTGCTCCACCCAGAAGTGTTCCAAGAAAAGCAATTACCGCTAAAAGCCACGCCGGAACGGCGACAGTGACTGTTTCAGCTGTTCCTGCAAGCACCTACATCCTCCTTTCAGTCCTCCGGCTGTGTCAGCAATTCGATCCATCTCGTTACAGGGAGACGATCCAAGAGCCAATTCACAAGCCGCTTAAGCATTCTTCAGTACCTCCAGCCCAGACTTTGCAGCGTTAAACGCTGTCTGGACTGCTTTGCGAATCAAATCGTCCGTCACAAGAAAACGAATCGGCGCAGGCACCTTTTCACGCAGCCAAGACACAACGACTGCCAGGCGTGCCTCGCCCAGTTTGGTGCCAACGAACTCCTTCTCCGCTTTGGAGATGGCATCGATTGCCCACTCGATCAGGAGCGCCTTGTATCCGAAGCGGATAGCCACAACAGTCAGAACAGAAATCATCAGGATCACAGCGACCGCCGTAACGATGTTCATAATGCTCATAGATTGAATCCCCTTTCCTTAAATCAGCTTAAAAAGAGCTGCTTTTGTCTTTGCACCAACGATGCCATCAACGGTCAGGGAATGCTTTTCCTGAAATTCCTTGACCATCTTCTCCGTGTTTGCACCGAAGATTCCGTCCTTGTCGATGCCGAGCGCCCCCTGCAGAACCGAATTGTAGATGCGCTGCGGAAAAGCGCTGGTGAACTTTTTCAGGTTTCCGGGGCCAAAGAGTTCTGCGGCCCAGTTCGCTGTGTACGCCGTAGACCCCGCCACATTGGGGATTCCGGCATACTGATATACCGACACATATCCTGTCGGAATGTCGTTGATGCGGATTTCCCAATGAAGGTGACTACCCGTGCTGTGCCCGGTGCTTCCCTCGACACCGATAAGGTCGCCCGGTTTCAACTTCTGACCTGCGGTCACGCTGATTTTGGACAGGTGTCCAAAATACATATAGTAGGCAGTCGTGCCGATCCGAACCACAACACGCTGGCCAAAGCCTTTCTTCGGGAGTGTTGCGCATTCCCAGCCGGCACGAACAACCGTGCCATAAACCGGGCAATAGATGTTCTTGTCGCTGATACCTACCAGATCATACCCTTGGTGGTACGTTCCATTCGCCCGCAGGTTGCGATACGCCTGCGATACTCTGAATGTGCCCTTGTACGGAGAAATCAAATAAATCCACCTCCATTTCAAACAAAAAAGCCGTGCTGACCACCAGCACGGCATCTCTCAACATCTTATAGCATCATACTCGGCTTGCAGGATTGCTCTCTGTTCGCCATATCCTTCCGGCTCTTCTCCTGTTTCGGCCGAGATATCCTCCCAGCTGTCCAAAAGGTGAACAGCAGATGCCAGCAGAGCTTCGAGTTTTTGTTCTCGGCTCAATTATATAGCACCTTCCCTGTCAGGCTTCCTTCGGCCGCGGCCCGCAGATGCGCAGGGCCTGTGCCTTTGTCAACTCACCCTCGTCAACCTTTTCCCACACGCCTGCAGCGGTGATCTTCTTCATGCGGTACATAGTACGATAAAACTGTTCCTTGCCCATTACAGTTCGCCTCCCATAAACAGAGTTTCCAGCACGCTCACACGCTCTTCCAGAGATGGCGCAGCTTCATCAGCAGTCGTCCACGCTTCGGCATAGACCCACCAATCGTCCGCTGCGGCCGCAATGCTTTCAGCCGTTTCCTCGCTATAGTCAGCGCCCAGCTTGCACAGGGCCGTGGTGCACTCCCACGATGTACCGCCCTGCTCCCCTTCCGGCGCTTCGGTTTTTACCTCATGCGCATCCTTGCGCATATACAGCCATGCAGTGCCATCCGGAAGCTTTTCCAGCGTCACTGCCTGCGGATTATGGTCAAGATTTTCGGTAAAAATCATGCTGCTATCCTCGCTTTCATTGTTTTTCTCTGCGTATACACCCTGACTGCAACCTTCGCGGCCTTAAACAGCTTTTTCTGACCAAGCGTTTCGGTGATGCCGCGGGACTTTGTCCAGTCAAAATATCCATTATAACTAACCAACTTATAGGAGCGCCAGACCGGGATATGTCCCTGATTCACAACATCCTCTTTTGCCCGGATATACTGCCGACGTGCTCTTATAAAAATTCTGGGGCGAATCGTCGTATAAGTACGATGCATCACATAGCCAGCCATATCCAGACCCGGACATCCTTTTGCCGCGCCGGTCAGATGCCGCCGCTGATGTTCTTCTGATGCACTCAGAAAGTCAACCCGCACCCAGTCTGTTTTTATGGTCAGGCCGAGTTCAGCCAGTGCCCACTTGGTAATCTTCCGGGCCGCGCTCTGTATGTCGGCCCATCGTCGCCCAAGTAAAACAAGGTCGTCCATATAACTGCCGCAGCGCACCACAAGCGGAGTCGAAGCGCCCCGGCGGGTCTTTGCATAGCCCATAATCTTTACCAGCATATAGCTGGCAACGAGGTTAAAGAGCCACGCTTCAAGATAACCGCCGATGAGCAGCCCATCGCTGGGAGCCATGGCCAACAGGCACCGCACCACAGCCAAAAGCCACCTTGCGCCCGGAATTTCCCTTTGAAGGATCTTCATCACAAGTTCCTGCTTTGTGTGTGCGTATGCTCCCTGCACGTCCAGCTTGACAGCGTGCTGGATGCCGAGGCTTTTTCTGCGGAGCCAGTGCTCGACCTGTCGTTTCAATGCGATCTGGCCCTTTCCGGGGATGCTGGCGAACTGGTACGGCAACAATTTTGCCCGAAATAGCGGGCGCAGGCCGATAACAGCCAAATGCCCAAAGCACTGATGCAGCGGGCAGCAGTTGGACAGCTGGCGGCGTTTCATGCTGATTCCGTCAATCCGGTAGAACACGCTCACCGGGTCAAGGTCGAGGTCCTCCGCTTCTCCGTCTAGCAGGTCTTCCACCCGCTGTTCCATTTCAAAAGCAATGCCATTCACCGCTTCCAGTCTCGCGTTCCAGTCGTTTACTTGGGCGGCGCGCGATAATTCTGCACGGCTAACACCTCCATATTTCTCCACCGTGGCGAGGTAGTCTCGGCGGAACCACTTCTTATCAAACGCTTCAAGGACAGACTGCTCACACATTTCGTGTGTGAGCGGAAGATACCTCTTTGTTTTCATGTCCCTAAAGCCTCCAAACTTGCTGATGTTCAACGACTTTCGGTTGCTGTCCCCGGCCTTAAATCAGGCAGGACAGTTTTCTACTACTCGCCGCCACGCAGTCCTATAGGCTGCGGCCGCGCTCTCACCAATGCGTCCGTATCTCTCGAAACGCTCAGCTGCACGGTGTCGGTATAACATGATCTTAGTGGCTAAACCACAGGCGCAATGAAACGCTTATGCCCTTTTGAGAGCTATTATTTATCATCAGCATGCCGGGGCACGCCGTTCCAGTTGGACGTGCCGGGGCCATTGTTGCCATTCGCGCAGGGCAGACCGCAGTTGGAACCGTCATTCAGGTTGCCACCGCGCCAAGGGGCATACAGGCCCGCCGAACTGGGCGAATTGAACGCAGCCACACGCCGCTTCATTGCTCCGTTTTTAAATTCAGGTTTTGGCGGTCGTAAACGACCGCCAAAACCAAGGAAACGCTTACGGGAGAAAGGGGGTTACACCCCCTCTATGTGCCTGCGGCACATATTCACCCTCTCTTTTTACCCGACCCTGCAAGCCGGGGCACGCCGCGCCAGTGGGACGTGCCGGGGCCAATGCCGCCATACGCGCAGGGCAGACCGCAGTAGGAACCGTCATCCAGGACGCCACCGCGCCAAGGGGCATACAGGCCCGCCGAACCGGGCGAAGAGAACGCAGCCCGTACATAGGTGGAGCCGGAGCCGCCGAACTTTTCGTACATCATAGCTTCGTTGCCCAGTTTTCCCAGCTTGCGGATGTAGTGCCACGACCAGGTTGCCTTGTCGTTCAGATCGAAAGAACCGACCTGCTCGTAGTCGCTGGAAATGGAGCCAACCTGCTTCTCACCGCTGCGGCAGGCGAACACATCGTAGTGCCAGTGGTCATCGTCCACGATGCTGGCTTTCCACAGAGGGTCAAGCTGTTCCGTGTAGGCGCCAATCTGCATCTCGATGCCAGCCACACGGTACGGATATTTGCCGTTTGTCAGATTGCCCCGGCATCCATCGCTGTGACCCTGCACGCCCTCTGTTGTGCCAGACTTCCACGGCATGGTAGATACCATCATGGTGGTCGTGGTATCAATGGGCGTGTCGATCAGCAGATTCAGCGCAGTATATTCCGTGTCATTCACGGTCACATTGGTAATACTGGAAATCTCAGCCCACGAAAGGATATCGTGGTTGTATGCCGCATTACGGTCATTGTTGGTATTTGCGCCGCGCTCGCCAAGGCATACAGCGGAGCCGACAAGGAAATTTGCGCCCTGTGCCTTTGTCACCAGCACGCGCTTTACGCCGGTTTCTGTCGCCGCCAGTGTGTACTGATAATTATAGTTAGTGCAACCCTCCAGCTTGCCGCTGTTGCTCAGCGTCCAATGGCGCAGCCGCCACTGAGCCAGAACATACTGCTGGTCGCAGTCAGTCCACAGGGCATCATAAGCGGTGATTTTACGAGCCAGAGGGATAGCAGCGTTGGCGCTTGTCCACGGCATCGGGGGCAGTCCAGCACCGCTGGTCATGCCGCCCTTGGAATTTTTACCGCCGTAGAAAGCAGGATGCCATGTCAGCCAGCGGCGGCTCTTATCCGGGGCTACATCACCAGCCATAGGTTCATAACCGCTACCGGAGAAGGTGCGCCAGCTGTTATAGATGTAGGCGCCATCCTCCCACTCCTTCAGCATCAAGGACAGAGCGAAGCAGTAAACGGGTGCGGTTTCGCCGGAAAGGTCAAACCCGGTTTCACCCTCAACTGCCAGCACGTTCATGGTGCCATCTTCCAAGGACAGCGCATTGGCGCGAATGTACCATGTGAAAGGATCCTCTTCCGACCAGTCTGCGGTTTCCGGGCTGGTGTCAGTCAGAAGCGGAGCAGCTTCACGCCCGTCTGCCAGATCATCCAGCGGGGTGCCGGTGTAATCACCACTCACATCATCACTGTAGAAGCGAACGGTGTAGGTTTTGCTGCGAGCGCTCTCTGCGAGCATTTTCGCAAAGCGTTCCAGACGCTGATACTTCGTCACGCCATCACCGGCAGACAGCGGCCACCAGCTCCAGAAGATTTCTGTGGTATTTTTGCCATCCAGCAGACCGCGGAATGTTGCATCCACGAATTCTGCGCCGGCAGTACCGGCAGCAATGCCTGCCAAAATGTCATTTTGGCGTTTCATCTGAGCGGCCAGTTCCAGACCGGTTTCATCACTCATAGGATGATTGATAAGTTCCCATGTGTCACCCATTTCTTATACCCCCTTTTAGGTGCTTTTCTTGATGAAAAACGACAGCCGGCCGCTCTCGTCCGGGCCAAGTGCATAGCTTGCAGAAGCAGCGCTTGCCGCAGCCTGCTGGGCCGCAGCTGTCGTCTTGTTCAGCAGATCCTTCGATGTCTCGGCAGCGGCCTTGCTGGTCTCTGCACTATCTTTCGCCGCATCCGCAACAGCTTTTGTCTGGCTATACAGTTCATCCAATTTTGCTGCTGATTTCCTGCGAGCGATTGCGTAGGTCAAAATATCAATCATACGCCACCATCCTTACATCGGGTAGAACTTCCCGGTAGAATCGGCTATGTAGATATTGCCTGTGTGGATAACCAGTGCTTGCGCCCCCATCGGTGCAGATTTGATATTCTGCAGATCTGCTTCATCGTCGCAGTAGTACACCGTGGCCGGCTGGGCTGCGGTGCCATACTGCTGCATAACTTTGAACATAGAAACTCCTTTCCAGATTATAGCCATGCAACATCTGTAAATCTGAATTTTGTTAGAAAATCACGGAATCCGTGATTTTAACTGCTCCTGCGGACAAAAAAGGAGAAACGGCCATCGGCATCCGGTCCAAATGCAAAATTGATAGATGCCGCCGATCCCGCCACCTGATTGGCAATGTCCGCTGTCCGGTTCATGTAGTTCAGCGCATTTCCTTCGGATGTTCGAGCGTCTGCCGCGCTATCCCTCGATGCACGCTCGCTTGCCGCCGCAGAAGACGCATTTTCCGTGGAGATTCTTTCGGACTTACTGGCCGCGATTGCGCTGGCATTCGCGGCAGATGCACTCTGCGCTGCGGCCTGCTCTGAAGCGCTGGTATTGGCTACCAGCCGCTTGATTTCTTCGACGTTTTTCAGAATTGCATCTGCCACATCATCGCGGATCGCGTAAAGCAACCGCCATTCATCAGCTCCATCCAAAACGTACTGCGCTGCCATTTCGATGCAGTATGCCTGACTGGCCGGCTTTGCGAATTTCTTGACCTTGTACGATGAACCTGTGCTTTTGCTCGTAGGCAGTCCTTTGACATCTTCCATCGTGTCCACATAGAATGAGTACCACGCTTCGGTCTCAGTTTCCAGCAGGGTACTTGCAATCAGAATCGCCATATATTCTCCTTTCAGCTGATTCCGTTTTCATCAGCGAATTTCAGAAGGGCTGCTCTTTCGATTTCAAGAAACTCTTCATAGTCAGCGGCAGGAAGTATCTCGAGCGCGTCAGCCTCGGACAGTGCGGCCTTGATAGGAAGGCAATCCCCTATTTCGATGTACCGCCGGTTGTGATAGTACGCGCTTGCAAGCACACGGGCTTTATGAGCCCAGCAGATGCCCGTAAAGCGTTTATTGGCTGTTCCGTACATCTCGTAGTTCAAGCCAGAACACCAACCACAGCCAGCAGATACAGGGCAGTCAATGCACTTCTGCTCAGACTGCGATGTGAGGGTGATGGCATCGAGCTCTGCTTTTGCCCTGCGCTGAGCATCTGTGGTGTACAGACCGTCATAGACGCTGCCGAAACGAACTTTCTTCGACTTTTCCTCACCAATACTGATAGGTGCATACCGGATGCAGGGGTACGCAGATCCATCAGGAGCAAATGACATCATCGCTCCCGTTCCACCGCAAAAATTGGTGTCGCTTGTGGTTTTACCACCGAGGATGCTATCTAACATGGTGATGGAAACATCAAGCTGCTTGGAAACGATGTGGTCAGAAACAGTCTTCATCTGCTCATACAAGGTCCGACCGTCTGCAGGCGTGTAAACAGGCTCGTATGCGTAGTTGCACGCAATATCGGTACACCCTTCGTCCAGCATCATCTTGATGCTGTCTGCGATATACCGGAAAGATCCCGGCACAAAGGTCATCTTTGAGTTTAGCCAGCCAAATCTGTGCTTCGCATCCTGAAATGCTCTCCATGCCAGAGAAAAACTACCGACTCCGTGCTCGTCCACTCTGTACTTATCGTGCAGCTCTTGAACGCCATCAATGCTGATGGTCACAGACATCATTTCGTGGTACTTGTCAAAAAGGTGCCGCGCTTCAGGGCTGAACCAGAGCTTTCCATTCGTAGCAAAGGATATTCTGGTAAATGGCGCCAGAGGAATTTTGCGCCGCCAGCATTCCGCAAACCAATAATCACAGATTTTTTCAATCAAGGACGCTTCCAGCAGGGGTTCACCACCGATGAAATCAAGGACAACAGCTCTGGTGTTGCGGTTGATGAAGTCGGAGTCGCCCTGTTCATACAGATCAAGCAGATAGTCCACGATCTTTCGACCCGTTTCGATACTCATGTGCTCAGCGCCTTTGTGGTGCTCATAGCAATATGAACACCGCAGATTGCACCCGCTTGTTACTTGAAAGGTGATATTTCTGCAGAGCGCGTGATTTACAGAAATATCATCGCCCGCGTATAACCGTTGTACCATGTTGGAGTAGTCTTCGTGTCTTTTACGGGCCAAGGAGATGTACCTCCCCTCGGGCAATATCGAACCAGAATCTTTTAATTTCATCCTCATGCTCCGTATAGCGAGAAATAATCTTATCCTGCACCATTTTGAGCTTCATCTGAGATGCGCGGCACGGTTCCGCATAGTGCATGATGATGTCCTTGGCGTCGGCACTTGCTTCCGCATTCAGATGCCGGCCAAGGACGGAAATAAGCCTCTCGTAGGAGTCCGCTTCATAGAAAGCCCGTTCCAAGGTTTCGCTTTCTTCTGGTTTCAACGCGATAACTTTCACAGTTTGCTCCTTTCTCAGCAAGCGTCCATCTTGGGAAGTCTTTCCACAATCTGCGTGTAACGTGCGCGGATCTTGTTCATCGTTCCAAGCGCAGAAGTTAGTGCGCGAAGATTGTTGTTGAAGTCCAAGCGCAAGTAGTCAGTAAGCGTGCGGAGGACGTACCACATAGCAAAGATATCCGCATCCTCGGAGCAGACATATTCCCCGGTGCTCCGCAGCGTATCTCCGCATTTTAGCTGCTTTGTGACAGGATTTGCAGCAAAGTTGAACGTTCGCGCCGCCAGACCGAGCGCCAGCAGATTTTTGCGCTCATTGGACGCATTGTCAATTTTGCAAGCTTCCAGTGCCGAATCCACAACCGTAAGGCAGTAGATGAACCAGCTGTCAAAATCGGTAGCATCAAGAGCGCAAAGAGTGCCAGCATAGCCAAGGCACCAGAACAGGCTGTCTTCACCGCTCGGAGCAGAAGCAAGAAGCTCATTCCAATCTGTCACTTCTACGTTTTCCTGCTGGAGAACCTTCAAGATTGGCAGGTTTCTGAGATATGATACCTCCGCCTCAGAGTCAGCATTATGTGCGAAATGAAGAACGGCTTCCATTTACTATTCCCCCTATCCTTAATTCTTGGACCAAAGAAAGCCAGAGCAACTAGTACAACCTCCGCTGCATGTACCCTCGCAGTTATCTGCGCAGGTGACAGTGCAGCTGGTACAAGCGGTGTCGCAGGCAGTTTTACAATACTCCCCGCAAGTTGTTCCGCAGGTGTTATTGCAAGTGTTATTGCAAGATTTGCCACAACTAAGAACGCATGAAAGCTGGCACGTTCCACCGCAGTCTTTTGCACAGTTTGACTTGCAAGATGATACGCACTGGGACGAGCAGTCATCTTTGCAATTCTCGCTGCATCCGCCTTCGCATGTGCTAGAACACCCATCGCAACTCCCGTCGCATCCTCCAGAACATGACCCAGAACACCCTCCGGAACAATTGTTTGCACAGTTTTTGGTACAAGTTGTATTGCATCCACCTGTGCAGGAACCAGTGCAGGTACTTGTACAAGTGCTTGTACAAGTACCCGTGCAACTCCCTGCACAGTCATTGGCGCACGATTGTGTACAGGTTCCTGTGCAGGTGCCAGTGCAAGACCCGGTGCAGGTTCCTGTGCAGGTGCTGGCACAATCATTGGCGCACGACTTAGTGCAAGACCCGGTGCAGGTTCCTGTGCAAGTACTCACGCAAGAGCCGGTGCAAGAACCAGTGCAATCATCGGCACAGCTTTTTGTGCACGAGCCGGTACAACCGCCCGTACATGAACCGGTACAACTGGAGCAGGCAGAATAACAGCCGGTAGTACAAAGCCCTGAGCAGGCACCAGCGCATCCGCTGGATGCCGATGTTTCTGGGATCGCACTAAGCTGGCTGAGAACCACAGCGGCCTGTGTCAAAATATCTGCTGCAACTTTGCTCCCGCTTGCCGGGGTGATGGAACTTCCTGTGATAGCTGAAAGCGGCTGTGTGATTTTCTGGATGTGCTCATTGATGATCTGCCGCCCAGTTCCCGGCGATGTCGTATAGGCCTGTATGTATGCAGACATACTTCCAACGCTCTGTCCTTGGGCTGTGCCCTCACTTTTTCCGCGACGATTAAGTTCAGCATCCAGCTGTTTTTTAAGTTCTGTGTAGTCGGCCGAGTAAACCTTTGTGCTTCTTTGAGCCATCACACACCACCTACTCTCCCCTTCACAAGCCGCAGATCCGTTCGGTTATCGCCCTCGCAGGCGTATCCCACAATTTTGTTTGCCGGGTACGATTCGCACGAGCCAACCGCACGACCAACGCCGGGCGTGCTGGACAGAACGATGTAATCGCCCGTATGGACAGGTCCAACCACTTTCGTGTGAACACGTCCTGCTAAGGACACCGGAATAAAATCGGGCAGGTTTTCCTCAAGGAAATCCTGCCCTTCAGCTACTTTATTTCCGCCAATGAGCATAGCGTACTCATCCGTGTGAATTCCTGCGATACGGCCAGATAGGTTCGTGGCCTTGATATACCGTTCCGTCTGGCTCCCAGTATCCAGAGCGATAATATCACCGGGTTCGGTCTGCTCGCCACGCGGCATGAGCTCCGCATAGTCGTTGTAAACCGCATCGTAGACACGCTGCGCGGAAATATCACCCGACGCTGCCAAAGACTTAAAGTGTGCATCACCTGCGGATGTCACATAATGTACCGTGCCGTTTGCAAAATATACCGTTCCGGTGAAAGTGCCGCCCGCATTGCGCATTGCGCCAAGGTTTTTGCAGGCATCAGCGGCGGTGCCAGAACCCGTACCGCCGCGTTCAATCGGAAGGTTTCCGCTTGTGATCTGGCTTGCCGAATGCTCATGCGTAGATGGTGCGAAAGCATTCGCGTGCTTACCATCAACCGTATCAGCATCGCAACCTTTCATCAGCCCGTATGCTGCCAGCAGGGACACAATCTGCTTCGCCGTAAAATCGCTCTTAGGCATTGCGCTGTTTGCCGTCCTCTTGACAGTAGACAGGTCAGAAATAGCCTGATTCAGCAAGGCACTCAAAATATACGTGACCATGTTAAACTGCTGGCTTGTCGGTTTTCCGTTCAGACCACCGACAATAGAAGCCCAGCCGCCTTTCCAATCCTCCAACGAAATGTCTTGCTTCACGCCAGACATAGAAAACGCCGCAGTTGCATAATCTTCAAGCGCCCCGGCGCGACCTTCTGCCATAATAAATCACCCCCAGTTAATTGATGGACTGTGCAAACTTTCCTTCGCCGAAACCTGCAACTCGCGGATTGAGATCCACAAAGCCAAAAGTTTCCGCATCCTCTGTCGAGCAGTCCACGCGAACCTTTACGCCCGCAGGACGCACAATAAGGTCATGCGTTCCTAGAATAGACATAACCATATCGGAAAACGGTGCTGAAATTGAAAGGAAGATCGTTGCCGGCGTGTCTCGTCGTTCGCTATAAACCACCTGTGTTGCACCGAAAATAATTTGGGTTGCTTCGATGATTTCATCCGGAGTGCAGCGGCAGGAATTGACAAAAGCCTTATACTTCAGGCAAACGCGATAAATATCATCATCGTCTGCAAGTTCTCGGCTTCCAATCATCGCTCCAGCCTGCTGACGGGTCAGACAGACTAGTTGTCCAAGCCGATCAAGCCAAACGCCTGTGCAGCTATCAAAATCGTTCAGATTTTCCAGCCTCCCAAGGAACAAAGAGGCATTTTCGTACTCCGGCGCAACAGCCCAAATGATGCCGTCCAAATTTGACATTTTTTCAACGCTGAGAGGCATTTCTTTTAGGACTTCATAGCCCATCAAGACACCCCCTTGCTGGAAAACTGTAAAATCCATTTCCCGTCCGAATTCTTTCGATAGATTGCAGGCGGGGCAATAATTCTGGCGATGCTCCCCATCTCACAATCTTCAGGTAGGTCCTTCAGATCATCTACGGTGTCGCAGATATAATCACCCAGTTTGCTTTCTTCAAAGGATTCCAGCTGAAACTGCATTGGCAGCTTACCATACATTTCCTTGTAAGCGTCAATCATGCTTTCACCACCCGGATGCCGCTCATGCTAATGATGGGCTGCTGATTGATTTGAACTGGTACTATGCCGGTCAGCATAGAGCTATCGACAACCGTCTCAATTTCTGGCTTTTCGCTCAGCAAGCCCCGGATTTCGATATAATCAACACCGGACACGTTCTCCATAATGGGACGAATGAATTTTTGCAAACGAATCGTTGCACCCGCCGAAAGATTCTCCTCCATCAGCAAAGATTTGATTCTCGCTGCATAATCATCATCCAGTCCGCCAGAACTCGTAACCGTAATAGAAAGCAGTAGATAAACGTCATTCACGCGAGTGAATTCCAAATACTGCCGATTGCCGTTGACATCGGTAGCGTAAGCATAATGCTTTCCGTATGCACGGATGCCACCCGCCTTGTTCTTCCAGATGATATTGGCCACGTCTTCGTCAGTGCCGCCCTGAACCACAATTTCAATGCTGTGCGGTGGTCTGCCCGCCGCATCGGTCGTATCATTGTAATTTTCGTATCCAGCCGCAAAGGTCACGCCCTCCACATCGCTGTATAAAAGTGAAACGATGCTCGCAACCGTGCCGGTGCCGCGGCTTGCGACTCGGTTTGTATAACTTGTTCTGGCTTCGGCATCCGTCTGGGTCAGCCGACCCTTAATCGGCGTGATATCATTGGTGCAGGCTGTCCAACCGTCCACGGTAGTAACAATCTGTGTGATAACACCATCAGCCAGCACATAGCTACCATATTCCGCGCTTTCAAACTGGATATTGCTGGTCACTTCCGTAACCGTAATGTACTTGCACAACGTTGCCGAAAAGCTGTCAGCAGCGCCCGATGCAGTCAAAACGATCGAATGCTCTCCTTGATCGTCAGTTTCGTCCGAAACAGTGATACCGAACTTTCCCAAGGCATCAAAGGACTGAACGGCCGCAAGCATCTGCGAGTACGCATCGTCATACGAGGACACGGTCATTTTCTTTGTGATGCTGGAACTTTCTGCATAGGTTCCAACTTCTCCACTGGTCGCATTGCGAGAAACGCCAAAATCAAACGTAAATGTTCCTGCAATGCTTTCAATCGGACGAATCGCCAGCTTTCTCCAGTTTGCGCTGGAGATTATGGATGCGCTGACCGCCTGAAAAGTACGTTGCGGTCGGCTGCTCGACTGAATCAAAGCACCAACCGGAATGACCGTTCCCTCTTGGCCAGTACAAGAGATAAAATACTTAGTTTTGGCCTGTCCAATGCGGCTCACCCCGCCCACCTGCATCACGTTATCTAACGCAACGCCGCAGGCCGTATTGGGGAAAAGCTGCTGATATGCAGCAGCATAAGCCTCCCAGAGTTCCGCCGGGGCATCCGCAAAAATTGTAAACAGGACGTTCATCACGCTTTGTGGGTTCTCCGATGGGTCAACTCCAACCTCGTCTTTAAACCTTTTGCAGATGTCGGTGTAAATTTCATCCAGTCGGCGCATTTGAAAGCCCTTATCTGTCACTCCGTAGTCCGACATGGGACAGTTCCACCTCGCTTTCTATTTCTCCTTCAGTGGTGGTCGCAGTAAAAGACGCTCGGAGCGTTCTAGTCTTTGCATCCTTTATAAGGTTGATGGTGCCCACCCCTGTTACGCCATCAACGGCGAGGATTTGGTCTCGCAGGGCCTTCTCGATCAAGGCTCGATTCGGAACCTTCACAAGGATTGTTTCAAAGTAAGGCGTGCCCATAGCAGTATTGAACACCCATTCTCCTTTTATCCAGCGCAGACGAATTTGCACACCCTGCCGAACGGCATCGATGATTTCAAAATCGCCGGTTTCGTTGATGAACAAATCTCCATCAGCCGCAAGCGCAAGGTCTTTCAATGCCATTACTGCGGCCCTCCTGTCAACCCGTGCACACCCGCATGAGTATGCGTATTCATCACGATGCCGCCAAGTGTCAGCGTTCCAGAAATATCCACATTGCCCTGAACCTGAACATTTCCTTTTATTTTCACATTGCCAGTCACATCAACGGTCGCTGTGGTGATTTTCACACTTGCAGGAAGTTTCTCAACCGAAGTGCCTCCGTTTTTCGACTTAATGCTCCCGTTGGTCACCTTGATTTCCGACGCCCCCCTTTTTACAGTGACAGAGTCATCTTTCATCGTGACAACAGTATCTTTCTTCTTTAGTTCGATGCTGTCTTTCTTGACGGTGATGGTCGCAGTCGGCGCAAAAACAACTGCTGCGTCCTCACTGCCGGCACGCTTAACCTGCTCGCTAGACGATGCAGGCAAGCCCGGCAGCAAGGTTGCATTGGATAAGTCCCACTTCAAGTCTGTTCCAGAGCCGCCCTCTCCGAAAATAGCCACACATCCATCCCCGGAATGCACAGGAAACGCAAACCCGATTGTGCCGCCTGCTCCGGTAGGCATCAGGATGGCCGTGCCCGAAATTTTAGGGTAGGGTACTTCCCTATCATCATCGGTCGTTACTTTCAAATCCGGCGTTAATTCAGCAGTGAAGTTTTCGGACACGTTACCGACCTTAGCAGGTGCCGAGGTGTGGATATTATCCCTCATGTACTGGTCGATGATGCTCACGACTGCATCGCGGAAGTCCTGATCCACGCTACTTCACCTCCACAAACTGCCCAACGCATTGCCAATCGTCGCCCTCCGTATCGCCGGTGAACCTGATTTTTGACGCTCGGTAGTTCCCCTTGTACTCTCTGGATTCCACTTTCACATAATCGTCAATCTGAATATGGCCATTTAGGCAATATGTAACTTCAATGCCTTTTTTGGCCTTTCTTTTGGTCGTATTAGAACTCGCGTTCTTGCTCGTTGAAGATTTGCTACTGGTCGATGCGGATTCAAAGAAAGGCTTCGGTGAACCAATCATGCCGGAATCAGCCGAAAGGACATAAGCCGCCATCGTTAGAGGTTCATCCAGAGCACATATTTGAACGATTCCGTTTTGAACGCTCCAGCGAAGCTTGCTTCTATCACACAGTCGCCCGATAAGCGTCTTTCCTGTGCCAACAAAAGCAAAATTCTTAAAGTCGATCATTTTAGCCTTGGGAGAAAGCTTAACTTCGCACCCCATTTCTTGAGCAACATCCCTGACGATTTTTTCTCCGTTCACAACACCCGAATAACTCAGGCTCACCGTTGTATCTCGTGCGGATGTAAAGCTATCCACAAACTCAATTGTGGTCTGTCGATCCGCGCCGTTTGTTTCGGTTTCAAAACACGTTAGAGAACCGCCCATAATAACAGGCAGGTCATCGCCATATCCAGCACGCAGTTCAATCAGGCAATCTTCCTGCTCCAAAAGGCGCAAGGTTTCATCCGCCAGATTCCAAAGTGTGATTTTCCCTGTATTAGAACTTGAACTATCGCCAATTTCACAGGAAAAGGAACATCGGATAACCCTCTTCGTTTTTTCGTTAGGCTTTCCGATTTCGCGGCCAACAGAATTATTTTTCCCGATTCTTACTCGGTACTGTCTATCCCAGATGTCCATCTGTTACACTCCAAGCTGTTTTGCAGGAAGGTATAACAATTTTGCCTTTCCATCCACAAAATCATTGCGGCCAATTGTTTCCTGCTCCGTTTCAACGCCAAGAACGCCCGGCGGACCTCCTTGGGTTTGATAGTAGAAATTCCAAATCGTCCCCGGCACGAGCCGCGCCATGCCGAGGATAATATTCATTTCTGCGTCATATATACTGAGCATCCAAAAGCCACCGTATGCGTTCCATGTCAGCCGGAGATTGTAGTACACTTCATCAAGGTTCACGCGCATGATGGAATCGTTTCGGTCCGGCACAGAGATTTCATAGTATTCCAAATCCATCGCCTATACCTCACTTAAACAATCCTATGGCTTTTGCCCCAGAACAAAGAATACTGCTGCGGGAAGAAGATTTTCCGCTGCTGGAAGATTTTGCCGTGGAGGTGCTCTTCTGGCTCGCACCGGTATTCTTTTTAGACGTTCCTCCGCGAGCGTACTTTATGCTGATATTTGCAGTTTCTGTCGAATTGATAGACACCTGCTTCAATTTCAGTTCAATACGTTCGCAGTTACTTTCCTCTTTGGGGAACGTCACGCTCTCGATGCAGACATTCTCATAGCTGTCACCGCCGGCCGTAAAGGTCATCGGTGTTCTTTTCTCCCACAACTGCCGCAACTCCTCGACAGCACTCTGTACCCGGCTCGATGATGCCGGGTGCCGGTCCGCCCATGTAATCGGCGCGTTAGAAATCACAGCTGTGACATCAAGCGTCACCGCTTCCAGACAGATGTGGTCACTGGCGCTATACCCTTCTTCCGTTGCGTAGTCCGGGATCTTGCTGGACAATGTTTCCGGGCGTTTGATGATAGCATCGAATTCAAAATCTCCCAAGCGTGCGGGCTGTGTCGCTTCCATCAGGCATCACCTCCCGTAATTAAGCGCATGCGTCAAATCTTTCGTAGATTGCGAGGACTGCGAACTCACGGTAGACTGCAGTTTGGATGCGGCATTGCGATCAGACACTTGGAACGTGTAGCTTTGTCGGTTTTCCTGTTTTACAGTGATGTTTTTGGTGTTCGTAGTTTGAGCAATCGGCCGCTGTGATGCCGTTGTTGTAGACACCGGCCTTCCTCCCGAAATAAATGCACTGGCAGCATTTCTACTTGTGGCAGTGCTCCCAGAGGAAGTCTGCGTCCCTGTCGGTGATTTACCATTGCTTGTGCGGCCGCTGCCACCAGAGGATTTTCCGCCTCCCATGCCTCTAAAACCAGGCGAATTCTTATCAGGACCGTCCCCGCCATCAGAATCATCGACATCACCGCCATTTCCACCGGCAAAGAAATTTTTTACGCCGTTCCACAGGTTCTTAGCCCAGGTGATTTTATCGCCGAACCAGTCAAAGAATCCTTTCAGCCAATCCCAAATTGCCTGTGCGCTTTCTTTCAGTGGCTCCCATGTTTCGCCAAAAGCAGCGCGTCCCAAACCATTCAGAATATCGAGAAAATCTTGCCACAGTTCCTTACAGCCTGTCAGGAATTGCGTCCAATCACCGGTCTGAAAGCCGGTAATCAAGCCAGCCAGAAGGTCGAATAGGTGCCCGCCCAGTGTGATGATGTCTGCGGTCAGGTCAACTAGTCCTTGCCAAAGGGCTTGCAGAACAACTAAAATCGCACCTTTGTGTTCCTCCCAGAACTGACCCAGCGAATCAAGAGCGTCTCGGCCAAATTGCTTTGCCCCCTCGAAGAACGCACTGATTTTCTCTCTCAATGCGTCAACGTCAACACCAGCCTCGCTCAGGAGTCGCCCAAAGACGCTATCGCCGCCCTGCAGGAAAGTAAAAACATCTTCCAGCACAAGGAACAGTAAGAGCCATTTTGCGGCCGCAAGGGCAGTTTGCAGATTAAATCCTTGCAGGAGTTTCACTGCGCCCACTAGGAAAGACAGAATCTTGTTTCCGTTGGTTGCAAGGAACAGAGCTGCGGCGACCATCGCAATCAGCTTCAACAACTGTTCTACGCCGCCAAGTTTCTCGGCAATATTTTTCAGCCACGAAGTCAGCCGTTGTGCTTTTCCTATCAGGAAATCGCTTATGGTTTTTATTGTTTTGCCAATACTGGTTGTGATGCCAAGCATGTCATCTGCGCCTGCAAGCCAAAGCCCCCACTGATTTCTGACATAAGTAAGAGCGTCCCCGATGCCGAAACCGAGTTCATCAAAGTTCTTTTGAATGTCGCTTTCCGCCGCAAAGAACGCTTCTTTCAGTTGCTTTGCGGAAAGTTTTCCGCTCTCTGCCAGATTTTGGAGCTGCTTTTCGGACACTCCCATTGCAGACGAAATGGCTTTCACCACCTCCGGGGCAGCTGTTTTTAAGTTGGAGAAGCCAGATTTGTCCAGCTTGCCCGAAGACATAGCCTTTTGCAGTACACTCATGGTGTTGTCAAGATTTGCTTCTCTGCCGGAGCCCTTTTCCAGCTTTTCGACAAGCGAAACAAACTTCACAGCATCATCAACCGGGAACAGTTTACTGTTCAACTGCACCAGCTTTGTCACATCTCCGGCCATGGCTCCGTATTCTTCACGGCAATCCTGAGCCCCTTGCAGAATCTTCTGCTGAATATCCGCTTGATCTCCCATCTCGCGGGTTGCCCCGCGGATGGTATCGTTGATACTGCCAAATTCCTCTGCAAGACTAGCAAGCTTAGTAAAGGAAAAGCCGATGCCGATTGCTCCAAGTGCTTTAGCGGCAAAGCCTTTTACTTCGCTGATAGCGCTTTTTGCGTCATCAACAGAGCTTTTATCGACCTTGAACAGAATTTGATTGACGAACTTTCCGATTACAGTTTCCTTCGCCGCCACTTATGTATCCCCCCTTCTGTCCTCTTGGCTTTTGGCGTACTCAATGTCCCGCTGCATCATAATCAGGTCGTAGAGTTTTAGCATTTCATCCAGATTATAAACATAGGTCAGTTCGTACATCGAAGCCACCCGCTCACGAATCAGGGTATACATAATCCATTCAAGGTTCGTTACTCTGTCGTTGTCGAACTCTCCGTACTGTTCGAGCTGCCCGCCCGGCGCACTTTGATAAGGCCTCCAAAGAGGGTGCTCGCATCTTTGAAAAAACCGCTGAAGTTTAAGCGAATGACCTCAGCACAAAGATTGAGCATTCCGGCGAGGTACTGGCAGAAAATTTCATCAAAATCATCCTCGCCCATGACCTCATAAGTGTTTTTCTCAGGATCCAAAACGCGGATGTTGCTGTGATCCAGCAGGAGCTCACTCACCAGTTTGCTCAATGCGTTGCCATTGATGCGGGCAAGTGCCTTGACCAGCGAGTCTTTGTCCATGTCCATCCCGTCAAACATTTCCATGTTGACAGCATCCTTATCGTCGCTAGCAACCGACACGGTGCCCAGAATCGGCAGGATGATAGATGCAACATCGCCAAAAATGTAGGTGGCATCCTTGGCACCGAATGGACGAACCTTGAACTGGTATTCGCCAACCGTGATGTCGCGCATCTCCATGCGTTTCATTTTCATATCAGGTTTTCTCCTTTCAGTTCTTCGGTTCCATCTTGCCAACAGCCCGCAGTGTCCACTCCTGACTCTGGCCGGTCTTACCGTAAGCGCACGGGGCAGGCTTGGAAATCCATGCCTTGGACGCCGTGAAATCCGGGTTAGAGCCCAGATCCTTGATCTGCATATTGAAAAGGCCGCTGCCCGGGATCCGCTTGTTATTGTTGTACTGCTTCAGCAGCCAGTTGTTTGTTTTGGAGCCGTACTGCAGGACCAGCTTGATTTCATAACGAGGATCATCCGGAATCGAAATGACCACTTCGCCATCTGCACCGGCTTCATCCGTCACGCCATCACCCTGCGGAGTAATGGTAATAAAGCCATCCTCCGTAAAACCAGACGCGATGTGAATGCCCATGGTGCACAGAACGTTTTTCGGGGAGTAAACGGTTACATCTCCACGCATTTAGCGGTTCTCCTTTCTCAGTAATTCAGTGTGCCGCCAATTTTCGCGGCGATCAGGGCACCTGCCAGCTGTGCTGTCCATGTCACACCGGTAAGACGGCGGCTCTTACGAGTTGCGGCATCCAAATCGGCCGCGCGCGGCACAGTGACGGTATATGCACGAGACGCTTCTCCATCATCGGAAGAAGCATCCTGCACAATGCCACCAGCACGCACGCCCTCTTCCAGCGCATCAATGACAGCGTTCTGCACCAGCGCAATGCCCTGATCAGTATAAGGCACTTTGGGCAAGCCCAGAAGCAGGTTCAGCACCTTGGACTGAATTTCGGTCTTCAGCCAGTCACGGAAACGAATGGTGTCGATCCACTCGCCACCGCTCACCTTGCCACCTTGCACCATGGCTTTGCTGCCAACAGTTGTGTAATACGAGATATTGCGTGTTTCCAGACTTGCAATATCCGTGGTGGACAGTCCCTGTGCAGACACCATGGAAAGGGACTTAAAGCACCACTGCTCACTGCCCGGGTCATAGGAGAGGAACCGGGAGGCGTAAGCACAGTTCACGCAGTCGTTCTCGGCGGTAGCGTGAATGACCGCAGTGCGAAGCATTGCATCCGATACCGGAGAGGACGAAATGCCGGTTGTCTCGCAGATACACAGCTTTTCATTGGCTTCTGTCCAGTCGGCAATGCTCTGGTAGAAGTCCTCCTTGATGCCCGCCGGGCAGATGCAGTACCAGCCCGGCATACCGATGGCTCTGTCAAGAGTCACATCCACCTTTTCGGTGGAGCCGCTGGACAGCTTCTGCACCGCGATCATTACCGCGGGCGGCTTCGGGGACTGTCCAAACACCTTGCTGGCACCAATGTACACAGGGTCGTCCGCTGCGAATCCGGCGCTCTTGAGGTCCTGCAAGCTCGCATAACCGGCAACATCAGGTGTAACGCGACCGCCAGGGGCTTTAGGCAGAGGGCCGACAATGAGGATGGTGTCATAACCACCATCAATGGACATCGCTTCGGAGATCTGGATATTGACCTCAACGATTTTGTCGATATTCATGTGGTTTCGCTCCTTTACTCATTTTGGATTTCTTTTTTGACTTCGACTTCGTCAAACCATCCGGCTTCCATGTCTGCAGCTTTTTTGGATGCTGCACTGGCATGGTCTTCCGAATACTCGCCGTCAATCGGAGCCAAGGCAGCGTACTCCTTAGTACGCTGCACAAAATCCACATAAAAAGAACAGCGCGCCCTCTCTACGCCGGGCGCGCTGTTATGGATCGGTTCAGGTGACCCTTCCGTGCATACCGTGATATTCATGGCGCGCATTTTGTCACCTGCGTATTGGCTATCAAAGAACTGAATAGCTTGTTCAAGGTCGTCCACGACCGTTGACAAGCCAACTTTTTTCACCCCGGCAGCATGCTCCGTCTTGCTCTCGGTGACCAGTTCAGCAGAAAACGGAATGCGCTTGCATTTTTCCTGCCAAAGAATCCCGTTCTTGACGTACTCAAACGCGTTCACCGGCTCGATGCGTTCAAAGTCGAGAACGACATACGGAAGCGGTGGACGAACGGAATTGGGATAGCTGTAAATCACTGTGCAATGAGGGTACAGTTCCACAAACATGAGCCGAACCGCCTCGCGGCACTCAGCTGGTGTCATTGGCAATCTCCCCTTTCTCGCCCTCAACAGCTTCAAACTCTGATATCCAGTGCTTCAGGATGGTGTTTCCCCAGTAGATGGACGACTTGCAGGCGTACCACTGCCCCATGTAAAGCAGACGATCTCCCGTCGTCTGTTTATCCGGTTCCGTAGGAAGAAGCTGGACATCACTATACACAGTCAAAACGCCGGTCGTAGAGCGGCCAGAAGCATCGTCCTGATTGCGGCGCGTTTTGGCCTGCACATCAAGTGGAAGCTGCATATCCGAGTAAGTTGTTTCGGCTGTGCCACTGTCCCAGCTGGTGCCCTTATAGCGGCGCACAGTGTACATCTGCTTAAAGATGTTCATTTCTTTCCTTTCTTGATAACGTACTGACAGTTCTGACGCAAGGCGCCTGTATCAATCAGGGGCTTCGTGGAACTCTTCCCTTTAATATGCACAGGCACCGGGCCTTCCTTGCCATATTCGTTCATCATCCAGCCGCCCTCGATGGTGATGGGCGCGTTGGGTGCCCATTCCTCATCTTTGATTGCATCCTGAATCATGGACTTTGCCTGAGAACCAATCGCATTGGAAACCGCATCAGCTGTTTCCAATGAGGACAAAGCCTGCTGCGAAAACTCTGATAGTTCTTCCGAGTGCTTTTTGATGGTGTCCATAAAGGGACGGGCAGGAATCATCACCGAACCGTCTTTGTGGAGGGTTCCGTAGTGGTTCCAGTAGGCGACCTCGGCCAGCGATGTTTCATCGTCAGCCGCCTTTTGGTCTGCCTGATACCCAACCTCTATGGTCACATTGGACAGTTCGTTCAGGCGCTCCATCGTCGCTCTGCCCTCTGGCGTCAGGTCAAGGCCGATGTCATTGGCTATCGCCATGGGCAGGCCTCCTTATCGAATCATGATAGGCACGATATGCCGGTTCCGAATCGAAATAAACTGCAAGCCGTAGGAAGTAAGCTGGTACTCAGCATCTCCGGTGGTCCCGGCGGTGCTGGTGGCAAAGGAAATGCTCACGCCACCTTCGGAAACGCTGGCTAAGCGACCAGTGTTTGCGATAGTTCCGAGAGAACTGTCACCATTGCCAGCCATTTTCATAGCATGGCAGACCAGCAACGCCACCGCCAGATTGTAATCTGCGCCGAACTTCTTTTTGGAAATGACCGGCGCTTGCAGGTCGATCCAAAAAGAAATGTCCTCGTCCGAAGCGGATTTGAACTCGGTGCCAACCTTCTTTACAATTTTGGTAATGGCGGTTACGTCAGGAGAATCCATCAAGATTCACCGCCCGCAGGAGCATCGGTAGGAGCGTCAGCTTCGGAATCGGCCTTTGCGTTCTTTCCGCGCGCCTTTTTCTCCTGAACCTCCTGAAGCAGGCCCATGCTGATGTAAAATGCCATTGCATCATCATAGGTTGCATCGACCTGCGCAGTTTCGCCGGGGAGCAGAGAGATGGAGCCGATGCAGATGGGCTTCACCGAAATGTTTTTGATCTTCATGGGGTGTTACTCCTTTCTTACAGGCCGTAGACCAGACAGGCGGACAGCGGATAAGGAATCATCATGCCTGCATCGCGGCCCTCGCAGTTGATAACGATTTCCAGATTGCGATCCTGCGGCGCGTGCTGAAGGAAAGCCATGGGAACCTCGTGGGACATCTTGTCCGGGTCTTTGGTGTACAGCAGGCCGATGTTCTTGCCAGTGCTGTTGTAGTCCTTGTTGCCCTTGGACAGTTCGCCAGCAACTTCCCAGTTCTTAATCTGGGGAGTGTGATCCTTGATGTAGGACAGAACGGATTCGCCGGTGCCATCGATGCGGCGCAGGTTCAGGCTGGTGTACAGGTCGTTGGGCATGACCCAGCTGTCCGGGTGCTCCACATTCTGGGTCAGGGTGTCGATGTAGTTCAGGATGCCGGCAATGTCGGCCGCAATCTCGTCTGCGGTCTTGGATGCCCAGTCGGCCTTACCGGCTGCACCGTTCTGCAGGGTATAGATAGGGATATTATTGCCGGAGGACAGAATGCCGATGATGCCCGTCTTCTCGTCGCCGTGCCAAATCAGGTGATTCACCTTGACATCATACACCCGGCGGGCCGCTTCAGCACGCGCAGAGTCCAGAGACTTCATAACGCCCAGAACCGCATTGCGGCGGCAGGCACGCAGTTCCTGCACGTTGTAGCCGTAGCTGTCACCGATGTTGACAATTTCCGCACGATGGGGAGTGCCCTTCACATCGACACGGGGCAGGTCGCTGGCGTAGTTGGCGATAACATCAGCAAAGCCAACCGGCTCATAGCTGTAGTATTCGATATACGCAGCTCCCTCATCGGTTTCGCTGGTCTGAGGGAAGATCTTCAGGCCGGACAGCTCCGGGAAGTCCTTATCGTACGCCTTGGTCTTGACATGCGCCAGCTGCTTGGCGAAGAAGATGCCTGCATTGTCGGCTCCATCCAGACGAATCTTCGTGCCGGGGAACGGGTTCTTATATGCCTGGTTAATCAGGGAGGCACACTTGCCGTTCAGGGCAAGGCGGTCTTCCTCGCTGTAACCGTTGGCGGGGTCGAAAGGATTGTACTTAGCCATATTGAACCTCCTTAGATCTGCTCTGCGAACTGGGCGGGTGCAATGCCGTTCTGGGCCGCACCGATGAAGCGGGCCTTGACCGCCAGATTGGTGCCCTTGGTCGGGGTGAACTTGCCTGCATCGTCGCCGGTAATCACAAGATAAACCGGCTGACCGTAAGCAGGTTCCGCCTGATCGGCCAGCTGCACCCACATCTTGCCGGTCTGGCAGACATCCAGAATCTGGCCTTTGCGCAGGAGCACAGCACCATCATCGTCCATCTCCGTATTGGCGCTGTACATCACAACGCCCTCGAACTTCTCGGCGGTCGCGCCGGTTGCAGGAAGGGTGATGTCCTTGCCAGGCTCCGCACCCTGCACAACACCGCAGCCAAAGAACAGCTTGCCATCCTCTGCGCTGTTCCGGCGGGTGACTGCATCGTAATTCGCACGGTCATAAAGCAGGCCGGGCATACCGCGGCTAGGCTCGCCGTAGTTCATCTGTACTGCCATATTGCTCATAGCTTAGTCCTCCTTCTCGCCAGCATGACGCTGGATCATACGATCGCGGGCCTCGTCAGGGTTGTTCTTCTTGCCCACATTGCGAACTGCCGCATTTGCGGAATCAGCATTGAACACCTGACGACGCTGGTCTGCCACAGTCTTGCGGCCATTGATTTTACCCTTTGCGATATCAAAAGCCGCGTTGATGTAGGCTTTGCTCTTGCCATCCAGACGCATACCCGGAATAACGGCATGAACGACCTTTTTCTTTGCCTGCATTACCGGCATGGATTCCATGCCATCCAGATGCAGCTTATCACCCAGCCGACACAGTTCCACACGCTGGCTGACCTGCGCGGCAATGGATGCGGCGCTGTCATGGTTCAGCTGGTTGCTGGAATCGTCCGAGGTATCATCCTCATCTTCGGTAGGCTTGGTGTCGTCCTCTGCAGCATCAGCGCGGGCATTTGCGGCATCCAGCATAGACAGCAGGGTGTTGATGTCCGCCTTGGCCGGGCCATCTTCCATAGCATCACGGCGGGCGGTAATGTCTGCCAGCACGTCCGGCTTCGCAGGGTTGTCACCTTCGCCCTCGTCCTTGGTGGGCTTATCAGTGGTGTCACCAGCCGCCGGGTCGTTTTCATCGTCAGCGGTAGCACCGTTGGTGGCCGCGATATAGGCTTTGAGTGCTGCTTCAAGGCCTGCCGGGTCAAGGGCAGGAGCCGCCGCAGGAGCACTGGGAGCCTCGCCATCATCGGCAGTGGGCTTTGTGGTTTCCACAGTAGTATCATCGTCCTGCGTGGGGTTGTTCATCTTCTCGTTCTCGTCCATAGGGGGTGTACCTCCATTGTTATCTTGGCTGTCCATGTTCAAGTGTGCATCATCACCTGCGCGGGCGACAGCGACTAGCGCAAGGTGATTCACACGGATATTGGTCTGGATTGCATCATACGGCTCTCCATTCCATTCTCCGGGTCCCATGATAAGATCCTGATAGTACCCGACAGACAGTTCCCGCAGACCCGATGCCTTTACGGCATCAGGATCATCAATTACGATTCTTGCTCGGACGGTTTCTCCGTCCTGCTGTCCGGGGGTCAGGATTGTGCCCACTCTCTCCCGGCGGGCATTGTCCTTGTTGATTACCCGCGCATCGTGGGTTATGATGATGGGCTTTCCCTCATAGCTTGCAAGGCTTTCCGGGTCAAACACATCTTCCGGTCTACGCAATTCTCGACGCTCCGAGCCATCTTCCAGCGTGTACTTAAAGATGCCCGTGCGGGTCAGAATGGGGTTATCATAAAAATATCCCTCGGCGCTGTAATGCTCATCGACAGGTACACTGTCGGTTCGCATTTCGCTCCGAAGGACTAGCGGCGGGGTATTCTGTTTCATTGTTTTTTCTCCTTAAAGGCTACAGAATTCAGCCTATCGAAGTTAAAGACAGGTTTTGCAACACAGCGGCACTGGTAGTCCTCTCCGGGATTGCAATGCCGCCCGCTGTACACTTTGCCGTGCTTTGTCATGTACCACATGGCCGGCGGGTCATCATAACGGAATTTCTGACCGTCAAGTTCACGGTGGCATTCGCGCACACGTTCATCACCTGACGAGCTCCAGATATATTCCTCCACCCCAGCGGATTCCTGCCTTGTGCGGGTCAGATTCGCGCTCAGGGTGCCCACCTGGTCACGCGCAAGAAGATTCGCTTTTGACTTGGTCACATCAAACCGGCGTTGAATTTCATTGGAAATCGCCGCCGGGGTGCGGCCTTTTGCAAAACCCTCAATAATGACGTTCTCCATATCATCGAAGCAGTCGCTTTCAATGCTGGTAATGAAGCTGACATTTTGCTCAACCCATCTTTTAAGCATCAGGTCGTATCTTTCGCCGAGAAAGAAATCATCATGGATATCCACTCCCAGCGTGGCGCGCACGCTGCGCTGCCATTCTTTAAGTTGCCGCCGGTCGGTGTAGTCAGCGCACCGGCGAACATCCCGTTCCAACGGATCGGTTTTCAGCCGCCGACTGAGCCGGTCACGCATAATGCGGAACCTGTTCTGGATGCGGCGAACCATGTCGCTGTATCCATCATGTCTGATGCTGTCGGAGCCGGTTTTTTGTTCTTCCGCAACGATAGCAAGGATTTCAGGCATAGATTCTCGCACAACCTTCTGCAGTTCTTTCAACCGCCGATTTTCAATTGCGCGCATCTTGCTTTCTGCCCACTGCGGATACTCCGGCTCGATCTTTGATTTTTTCGTCATTGAAGAGCGCCCGGTCATGCCAGGCCCATTATTCTTCACAGGCATATCCACCTCTTTATCTTTCTGGGAACCATCTTCCCTTTGCAGGCATCAAAAAGACCCTGCATCTCCACCTTGATGCAGGGTCTTTGTTCTTATGGCATGCAGCACTTGAATTTTGACCTTTTGCTTACAGCGCGCATCCGTCCAAGCGCGAAGCGGAAGGAACGCGGTTTATGGCTCCGCGCTGGCTCTGTCATGGAGCAGGCCAGAACACTTCGCAGCGGTCTGTTGGGAGCAGGGTCAGTGCCCCCTCATGCCATCGAGGTGCCGATTACGGTGTACGGCGGGTGGTGCTGGGGGTGGGGATTGAACCCACAGCCTGACGTTTACAAGTCGCCTGCTCTATCCTATTGAGCTACACCAGCATAAAAGTCGAGGGTACCGGGCTCGAACCGGCGGTCTGGGAGTCAAAGGCCCATGCCTTATCCAACTTGGCCAACCCTCGATATGGAGCAGTCAACGGGGCTTGAACCCGCGGCATCCTGCTTGGAGGGCAGGCGCTCTACCAACTGAGCTATGACTGCAAACAAAAAGAGCCTTTGCGAGGGACGCTTTCACGTCACCTGCAAAGGCTCTCAATGCCAATATTTTAGTCAAACACCTTTTTGCCTTCGGCAAACTTCTTTTTAGCTTCGTTCAAGCTGATGCGGTTATAACCGCCGCGATAATCAGGATCCGCTCTCTGTACGCCATCATTCACCCAGCCGCACACAGGGCATTCCTCAAAATCGTTGTCTTCATCAAAGCTATGCTGCCCACATACCGGGCAGATGATTTTCTCAGTCATCTTCGATTCCTTCCAATTCAAGCTGACGTTTATAGTAATCTTCCCCATCGTCAGGCTTGAACATCGTCCTTACACCCTTCTCTGGGGAACCTTTTGCAAAGTCATTTTTCTTCGTGTCATACCGGCACACAAGGCCCTCTTTTGTCTTGTAGCCTTTTATGCCGTTTCCGCACGAGCTTTCCAAAAGTTGAACCGCCCGTTTTTCGTACTGTTCCTTTGTCGTAATGCCATCGGGAGCGTACTCAGCGGCGTGGGTTCTGCCATTCTGCCAGTGGTTGTTCAGCTTCTGCTTGTTGGGGAATCCTTTCACCTTGAAAGTGTTCGCGCCTTTTGCCGAAACTGCGTTAGAATTTATTTTAGCATGACTTCGAGAATCATTCAAGTCTTTTGATGAATTTTCCTTGCTCGATGCATCTTTTGATGATGTAGAGCCGCCAGAATTGGAGAACTTTCCATCTTCATCGCGGTTGTGCTTGCTCTCGTCAAAATCATCCAACGTAATGCCCAGCTGGTCAAGGTACTCTTTCACGCTTCTGAGAAACGGTTCAAACACCAGCCCACCGGGCACGTCCTGTTTCAAAATCTGTTCAGGGGGCATCCATGTTGCCGTGAACATCTCCTTTTGGTCGCACCGAGGAACGCCATCGAAGCCATTGACGAGATAGATCTGAACGGGAAGCACCTCATCCGGCTTGCCCTTGCAGTTACCGAGATAGGTAATGTCCCCTACGTCAATATTGAACTCTTCCTTTGCTTCCCGGCGGAATGCCATACTCGGCGTTTCCCCGGGTTCAATATGACCGCCGGGGCCGCACCAGCCTTGCCCATCGGAGCGTTGGCCGCAGAGGATTTTCCCATCATTCAGAACGAAGCCGGCAACGTAACCGCAGTCACCTTCATCCGTGACGATGTTCTTTTTATACCGGTCAAAATCTCCAGTAGTGAAAATCTTATTCTGAGGATTCCCAGCTGCAGCCATCCCCCAATCCTGATTGACATCCACTTCCGTGATGATGTTTTCAGGGTCAAACTGTTCATCTTGTGCCAGAGACCGGCGAACCTCGTCGGTTTCCAAGATGCCAGCAGTAACGTATGTGGAAGCCGTCTGTGCTCTGGTAAGTTGGGCTGCAGCATTCGCCTGATCCTGCGTAGCCTTTTCATCGTCAGACAAGCTCCAAGCGCTCTTGTAGGTAATGGTATACTCTGGCACCTCATTGATTTCACCGTTCCACGCCATTCCGCGCAGAATCAGTTCGACCAGCGTGCGGGTGTTGTCCCGGAGGTCACCGGACTGGATGCCGGACACGGCCTCCTTATAGTTTTCCATATCCCCTTCACCCGTGGCATTTTCGCCAGCCGGGGAGCGTCCAAAGAGCCTTGTCTGCGGAATATGGCTCACAGCGGACAGCATAGCACAGGCATTGTCCAGAATGTCCTTGACTCCCGCCACGGACAGGGATTGAATGCCAACGTCCTCGCCATCTGCATCAATGAAGACCATGTTCAACAGATTACGAGCAAGGTCAAGCATTTCCATACGCTGAAGAACCGTATCGTCACCGTCTACCGTAGACAGGACGTTTGCGAGGTTCTTCATTTTGTATGTCACCATTGACAGCCGTTCCAGCAGGCGAATGGAGTAGCCCGGACCGATGCAGGCATTGCGAAGTTCTTCGCGGATGTGCATATACTCCGGGATGCCCCATGTGCGGTAGAGATTTGACATCGTGGAGCCTTCGGGGATTTCTCCGTTGTGAAACACTAAGCATCGCGAGGAATGCACTACATAGCTGCCGTACACGCTGTTTATCTGATAAAACTCCGGGATGCCAGTTCCGCCCTTGCGATAATCTTCATCTGCCGGATTGTTTTCGTAGCCGTTGATCCACAGCGGAAATACCTCATTCCGTCCGTAAACCAGCAGTTCTTCCACGCCATGAACATCCCGCCAGTTCAGCGGATCCTGAAGAAGTCTACCATCATCCACCAGCATAACAACAGCAGAGCCGCCAAACAGCCGTGCCCATTTTAACGCTTTCGCGAGTTTGCTTTGGTAATGGATGGTCTGCAGATGGTCGTCAAGACGCTTCTGCAAATCCTTATCCTTGATGCCAAGGTCGATACCGTTCTTGGTGGCATCGTCTGCCGGGGCATCAATGATGGTCGAGAATAGCCCGTTTCCTGCATAAAGGTCGGCCAATTCCGCATCCGTCACAGCTGCACCGGTTGCCCACTGGTAATACTCAGTGCTGTCGTGCTGGGTGCCATACTTGTTCAGAACGTTGTAATAGCCGTCGAGGCGAAGCTGCGTTTTGATTTTTCCGGGGATAACTCTTTTCACCTTTTTCTCCTTTCCGGCTATCATATCAGACTGCGTACATCAAAGATGCCTCCCTCGTATAGCGCAAGGGCTACCGCATCAGCGCGGTCAGGGCTGGTCAGGCCACGCTTCTTCAAGGCATCCTTGCTTTCAAGTTTCAACTTTGCAGGAGCGCCGCTAAAGATATATTTACGGGTGGTAAGCTGCCCTATCAGGGTTGAATCATTTGGGATGTGCAGGGTGCCCGCCGTGGCCATATCCCGTAGGACCGCCCACATCCACGTTGCGATATCTGCATAGCGCCCGGCGGCTTCCTTGTCCGGCACAGCGCTGGAGAAGTTTACCGGCACGACCATCAGCCTGGTTAGCTTCTGCCGAATCTTTTCTCGGTTGAGTATGTCGGTCACGCCTCCACCAACGCCGGTATCATCAATGACCGCATAAATAAGACCGCGGTACTGCGGATACGCTGCACGCAGGGTTTTATATATCGCAATGATATCGTCTGCCGTAGCGTACAGGTCTTGACCATGGCGTGTGACCAGCTTTTGGATATCTCCATCAATGTTCTGTGCAATGGCCGTATCATCGTTGCCAAAGCGGGCAACGTCACACCCGATGGCGATCCTGACTGGAGTACAATGTTCCAGAGGTTCAGTATTGACAGCCTTTGTGGCGAGTGCCATCGGAATAAAGACATCGTCCTCATTCTCCGGGAACTCTCCGTCAACACGGACACGGACTACATTGCTGTTCTTGCCGAACTTCCGCTCCAAGTCAGCGATATTCTGCTTATTCGTGCGGGGGCTGTCCCTGCTGGACACCTTCATGCAGTAGTAGGACTGGGCGTCCACGGTATGCGAATCGTGGAATGTGCCAGTGTTCTGCGTTGGGTTTCCGCACATCAGCAAACGGTTGTTATCGCCGGAAAGCGTACCCTGTATAGCCTCCATGATGGGGTCAGCAACACCAGATGCCTCGTCCACCACGAAAAGCATATTATCTTCGTGGAAGCCCTGCATATTCTCCGGCTTGGTGGCTGTGCGAGCCACGGCGAACCAGCGTTTCTCATGTCCTCTCATGTAAACACGAGTCTTTGTCCACACAAGCATAGCCTGCAAGACAGGGCTGCGTTCCTGCCACTTGGCAATTTCAGCCCAGAGGACATCGTTTAACTGCTGGCGGGTCGGAGCCGTGCACACCACGCGCGGATACGGGAAACAGGACAGAAACCAAAGGACTAGGTTTGCTTCAAAGGCAGTCTTGCCAACGCCCTGTCCTGAGCGAATCGAAACCTTGCGGTGTTGTGCAATAGCTGTGGCGGCTTCTTTCTGCCACGGATCAGGCTTGAAGCCAGTGACCTCTTTGAAGAATAAGCAAGGGTCTTTACGGTACAGCGGGATCCGCTTGGCAAAGACTTCACGTTGTCTCAGTGCCATCGTTCGCATCCTCCGCTTCCGTGTCTGCCGCCTCGACCGCCGCAACCCAATCGTCTACCAGCTCATTCTTGCCGCTGTTGCTCATTCTGCGCAGGTCGGCAAGCTGTTGTATCACCTTGGACTTCTGGCGCTGCACATCGGTCAATAGCCGCTCTAAGCGTTCCACGATAAGGTAGCTTGATTCGATGGTGGTTGATGTTTCCACGGTGGTGCCGGGGAGCCTTTCTTCCCGATCGACTTTAGCATCTATCCGCTCAATGTAAACCTTCTTGTCGCGGGCTTCTTTTTCCTTATCCTCGTCCAAGCGAGTAAACGATCTGCCAGACTTGGAGGTATGCACCGACTGAATGTGCTGTTTTTTCTCTTGAACAGCGGAAATGCGTTGAAGTAGAAAAGCCTCCCGGGCGGTCAGCAGTTGGAGTTCCTGTATCAACAGGTCTTCTGCATCAACATCCTTCGTGCAGTCCTGAATGGCTTTTTGGTTTTCCTCTGAAAAAGAGCCAAACATCACCGCAGACCAGCCACCGTGTTTCAAGGCATTCTGGTTACCCGGCGGCGCGCCTCCATGGTTGCCAACTGCATTGACATTACCAAGCGGTGCGCCCGACTTTGGCTTGCCATCCTGCGGGGCTTTCTGGGTGCACTTGGAAGATGCACCCTTGGGGTGCGGCGGGGTGCGTTTCTTGGGTGCACCCTTTTGTGCATCCCAATAGCGCTTCTTCCACGATTTCACAGTGTTCAGCGATATGCCCAGCTTCTTTGCGATTTCGGTGCATCCCATCCCTTTCTTATAAAGGGTGAACGCCTTATCTCGCGTTTCCATCTACATCGCCACCACTATCCTTCTTCATTTTCTGTCCCGGTATCTGCCCGGGCTGTTGTGTTGTTCCAAAGAAAAAGCGCCGGCCCTTTGCAGAGCCAGCGCCGCGCCCCTCTCACACGACCTTTGCGAGAGCGGTTTTGGAGATCATCAAGTTTCCCAGTTCCACGGCCAGGAATGTGCCCACGAACAGGCCAGTGCTTGTTAACCAGAACGGTGCGCCGACCATCATAGACAGTTCCACGCCGATGAACAGAGCCACGGACAGGGAGAGGATGACTGCTTTCCACAGAATCCCCAGCCTTTTCCACGGTCCCCAGACCACCAGTGCGTATGCAGTCCCCTCAGCCAGCAGGCCAAAGAGCACATCGACCGGGCCGAAAGGACTCGTTGCATTTGCGATTGCAATCCCCAGCAGAATCGCCGGGGCGTACCGCTTATCCTTGAACGGGAGGGCGCACAGCATATTAGCCACCCGGAACTGGATAACTCCCCATGACAGCGGGTTCAGGGTGGTTAATGCGACATATAGAGCCGCGACAACTGCGGTCTGGCATAGGGCTTTGGTGTTTCTCATATCCCCTGCCCCCCTCATACCATAACGACCACATTGCCGTGGGATGCGTCGTTCACCGCAGATTCGACCATGATCCAGCTGGGGTGCACATCCTCAACAAGCTTCTTCTTCAGCTTGCTGGCTGCTTCCTCGATGACGAGATTTTCACCTTCCAGACATTCACGGATGAACTTGTCGATTTCGCAGTAGTCCGGAATAATCTCTGCCGGCTCCATGGTCACAGTAAATTCATTGGTGTAGTCTGTCTTTCCGATGGGGCAGAAGCACCGGCATTTCTGCTTATAGACGATTTTACGCACGCCGTAGCGATTTTCAAACTTAGCCATTGTTTTCTTCTCCTTTCGGCTTCTGAACGATGAACAGCAGCTCTTTTGCCTCACGCGGGAACGGAATTGCCATAAAAGCTGTGAGGAATGCAGATGGGACATAGGCTTTCATACGGGTGTAGAAGTCCCGCAGCGCCGGTTCCTGCTTGGAATAGAACTCGTCCATCTCCCGGACGCTAGTGACCAGACCAACCTCCTGCACGATGCTGAATCCGATTTCGGCCAGCTTGGCTTTCAGTTCATCGTAGCCCCACTCATAGACATGAGCACGGTACTGGGTCTGATACCCATTGCCCGGGGTGTTCGGACAGGAGAGAAACATCTTTGCACCCGGCTTCATCACCTTGTAGCATTCTGCAAGGCTTTTTGCGCCGTCCGTAGGGTGCATATGCTCAATGGCAGAGGTGTAAATCACAAAATCGGCAAACCCCGCCGGAATGACTTTCGACATCTCGGCAACGTTGCCCAGCTTCCAGCCCACCCGGAACGGATAGTAGGAGGCCAGGTCTTTGGGTTCGAGATTTTTTGCGGTCGCGCCGCGCATGGCTTCCTTGATGTTCGCTTTGCTGATATCTACGCCGGTATAGGATGCAATATCCTTTGCGTAGTAGCGCAGCAGCGGGAGCATCAGAGAGCGGCCGCAGCACACATCCAGCACGTTCATGCCCTTTTTCGCCATGTGGGCGGCGGCAAGGTGCTGGATATAGTTCATTACGTCCAGATTGGTGAAAAAACCGTCTCTGAACTGCATATAAAAATTCCGCATCTGGTAGGTGGTGCAGAGAATTTTTTCTCTGTCCATTCCATCCTCAACGCGGTATACGATATCTTTATCCACGCCATTTTCCTTTCGTATCAAGGTACTTCTGGTATTTGATCCACTCTTTCAGCGCATACTCTCGGCGAATCCGGTAGTCTGCGCCTATCATGCCCTTCGGGGGCCTGACCACAACCATTTCTGAGCCGTTGAAGTAGGACAAGCCGCCAAAATTGACCTGTGTAGTCCATGTGGTGCTGTCCACGCTATAAAAGCCAAAGTCAACTGCATCCTTTTTGGTGTAGCCCAGGCCGTGCACCCGCACCCCGCAGGCGTTCGCATACTGCACCAGCCGTTTGATGTAGCCGTACTCGCTGGGCTGAATGTGCTTGATTGCGAAGCCGCCGATACCAATATAGGGATAATCCCTACACAGGCGCTTGAATTCGTCAAGACCGCGGGAACGGTGCCAGACAGGAATGCTCTGCTTGCCCGTCTCAGCTTCAAGGCGGGCTCTCATGCGCTTTACGGCATCATAGCCTACGATGATATCTACGTCCAACTCGAAGAAGTGCTGCACATCGTGGCGGTTGATGAAGTCGATATACCTGCTTAGGTACCCGTCCCAATCCACCGGCTTTGACGAAGCCTCTACCCCGTGCATAAACGTGAATGCCCCGCTGTCGAGCAGAAACATCTTCCATTTTGGCATTTCCTCGAC